ATTTACAAGTTCTGCTTTAGACATAGAAAAGTTCCAGACATCTATGACTAAAGTTGCTCCTATTGCAGCAGCCGCTGGATTTTCAATAGAAGAAACAACAGCTATTATGTCAAAGCTTTCTGACACAGGTATTGAAGCTTCTATAGCTGGTACATCTTTAAGAAATATATTCCTCAAATTACAAGACCCTACATCTAAATTATCAAGAAGGTTTGGTAATACAGTTCCTAACCTAGAAGAACTTTTAAAAGGTTTAAGAGATATGGCTGAAGCTGGTGATGATTTTCAAGACATTTTAGGACTTGTAGATGTTAGACAGGTAGCGGCTTTTCAGACTATGGTTACTGGCGCCGAAGATGTAGCCGCTTTAGCTGAACAATTAAACAATTCTGCTGGAGCTGGACAAAATATGGCTGATATTGTAGGGGACACAACACAGGGAGCTATACTAAAGGTAAAGTCTGCTATAGAAGGTTTTTCTATAGCTTTGGTTAGTGGTTTTGGGAAATCAATGAAACAAACATTGGTTCGTTTTGCAGAATTTTTAAACAATCTTGTTGAGAGTGATGAAAAGGTAAAAAACCTTGTTGATTCTGTTAAAACATTTATCAGGGTTATAGTAAGTTCTTTTATAGGTTTTAAAATATATACGGCACATTTAGCAAGAGTAGCCGCTGGTACCACAATAGCTGCGACTGCTTCAAGGGTAGCTACAACAGCATTTAGAACATTGAAAGTAGCAATGGCTTCTACAGGTATAGGACTTTTAGTTGTAGCTTTAGGTGAGTTAGCAGCAAGACTTATGTTCGCTAGTGATGAAACAGAAAAATTAGTTACTACAGAAGAAAGAGTACGAGAGGCTATGGCGGACACAATGGTTGAAGCAGAAACACTTAGACAATCTTTACAAAAAATAATACAAACTAGAAAGACACTTAGTGAAATAACAGGTGATTCTCTTGTAGCTGAAGGCAAAAGAGAAGAGTTGAGAAGGAGAGAGAAAAAAGATATTGACATTATTAATAATTTACTTAAAAAACACAACCAAGAGTTAATAGACCAAAATGATAATATAGAAGATATTATTGAATCAACTGAAACATTAATTACAAAAATGACTGACCAAGCTCTAGCAGCTGTTTTTGTAGATATGCAATCAGCAATATTAAAAACAAAAGTTTCTGCGGATTTAGTAAGGAAACAAATAATGGCTGATAGAGGAGAAGCGACTAGACTTAGTGTGGGAAGTTCTATAGATGATATTATAAAAGATGTTGAAGATGACTTTGAAGCTCCTTTCTTTTTACCAACATCTGCTGATAAGTTTAGAGAAAGAAGAAAAGAACAACTCAATGCGTTATTAGAGGATTTTGGTATAACAATAGCACAATTTAAAACCGCAGTAAAAGCGGGTTATTATGATAGAGAAATAGATGAGCTTACAAATACTATACAGAACTTAACATCTACTCCACTAACAGAATTGTTTACTTCTCCAACAGGTGGTGATGGAGGTGATGGTGATGACGATGATGATGGTACAAAACCATCTATTAAACCTCTACAAAACTATCTTAATGAAAGTATGGAACTTGTAGACAACTTTAGACAAACAAATTTAATAAATGAGAGGGCGTATAATCACACTATGGCTCAAGCCAGAATCAAGGCTTTTGAAGATTTCTTAGCTCAAGACCTTTTAGATGGTGATGAAAGAATTAGAGTAGAAAAACAATTGGCTCAAGAAAGAATTAAATTAGCAAAAGAAACCTCTAAATTACAAATACTTGCAGCTGAAGATGGTAAAAGAGAAGCTTTGTCTGCAATTGGTATAAATACATCTGAAGCTGAACAAAGGTTTATTGAGTTAGAAGCAGAAAGAGTGTTTTTGAATGAAAAGTTAAAAATACATCAACAATATGGAAAAGATGTTGGTGATATAGAAGCTCAAATAAGAAAAAATCAAATAGATACTCACGAAGCTGTAAGACAAACATATTTAGAAGAAATAGGTAGTATATCTGAGATAGGAGATGGACTACAAGAACTTGTTGGAGAAAATGAAAAATATAATGCTATTAGAAAAATTGGTGTGAAAATTACACAAGCAGCCGCACTTGCTGAATCTCTTTTAAATTTACAAAAACAGATTAGTAATTATGAATCTCAGAAAGCTGCTATGTTAAATATACAAGAGATGGTTACAAAAGAGGGTGTAAACGCTGTAACATTAAAAGGTATAATAGCTAGTCTTGGTAAGGCTGGAGCTAACGCAGCAGAAGGAGTAACACAACAATCTAAATTAATTTTCCCATTTAACATATTAGCAATGGCTAGTACTATAGCTGCTATAATTGGTGTTATGGCTAGTATAAAAGGTTTGTTTGGTGTAGACCCAAAATTAGCAGGTAGTGTAACTGGTGATTCTGGTGGTAGTTCTGGTGGAGGTTCTGGTGGTGGTTTTGGTGGTGGCTTAGGTAGTGGTAGTACATTATATAGTTTTCGTGGAACAGGCTCAACATTTGCTAATGGAGGTATGGTTTATGGAAACTCACATACTAACGGAGGAGAGAAGTTTGCTGTAGGTGGTAGAGTAGTAGAGTTAGAAGGAGGAGAAGCTGTTATAAATAAAAGAAGTACAGCAATGTTTAGAAGTCAATTATCAGCTATGAATGCAGCTGGTGGTGGTGTAAAGTTTGCTGATGGTGGTATAGCTAACAGTCCTTCATTTGCACAAACACAATTTGATGTTATGGGACAATCAATGATGTCAAGTGGTGGTAGAGTAACTGTTGTAGAAGCGGATATTACATCTACACAAAACTCTGTTAAGACAATAGAATCAGAAGCTAGTTTTTAAGATAAAAAGATATAAAGAAATGTTTGTTGATAAAAAAGTACAAAAAGAAAGATTAGATATATGTAAAGGTTGTAATTTTTACCGCAACTTTTTAATGTTAAAAAAACCTAAATGGGATTGGGGAGCAAGGTGTGGAAAGTGTAAATGTTTTCTACAAGCAAAATCTAAGTTGTCTAAAGATTTTTATGGGGAGTGTCCTATAGGTAAGTGGGATAAGTAACCAATAAATTATAATATGAATATAGAAGAAATTTCTAAAAAAGTAAAAAGTCAAGTAAGAGAAGATATATGTTATGTATATGACATAAACAAATCTTACAATTTACAGTTTGCCAAACATAAACCAGAATCTATAGAGTATATGTTTAGGGAGTGGCATAATTTATTTCCACAACAAAAACAAGATATTAATTGTACATCTTGTAGAAATGCTGTAATTAAGTTTTGGGGTATGATGATAGACGAGTGGAAAAAACCTGTGTCAAAACCTAAAACCAAAAAAAGTGGCTCAAAGAAAAAATAAAGTAAAGATAGTATCAGAGTTTATAGAAACTTTAAATTTAGAATTATCTTTAAGGTTTGGTGATGAACCAACAACAAAAGACATTGTATCTCATCTTATTGAAAGAGGTATGATAGACCCAAAGAGGTTAAGAAATTATATGGTAATAAAAGATTTTGACAAACTACTTGTAACGAATGATGGTAATAGAACTCATAGTTTTATGGACTTATCTATAAAATATGACATAACCGAAAGGACAGCACAAAACATAGTTTACAAGGAGAGAGAGAAGTCAAAAATGTCTAATAATATTAGAGGATAATCTTTTTTCCATTTTTTTCGTAAAATGATTGTTTAATAAAATTACTTTTGTAATTATGAAAAATAATAAACAAACTTGGTATTCAATAAATGCAAAGCAGAAAGAAAAGTATGCTGACATTTATTTATATGACGAGATTGGTAGTTATGGTGTTACAGCTATTGATTTTGTAAATGAAATAAAACAGTTAGACGGAAAAGATATTTACTTACACATTAATAGTGTTGGTGGTGAAATCTTTGATGGTATGGCTATTTACAACACACTAAAAAAATATCAGGGTAAAGTAACAGCTTATATTGAGGGAATAGCTGCTAGTATGGGAAGTGTTATACCATTAGCAGCAGACGAAGTAATTATGTCTGAAAATTCTTTACTTATGATACATAATGCGTGGGGTAAGACTATGGGAGAAGCTGGAGATATGAGAAAGACAGCTGAACTATTAGACAAACTTAGTGATGAAATTGCTAATGTGTATGAAAAGAAAACAGGATTGAACTTAGCGACTATAAAATCTATGATGGATGAAGAAACTTGGTTTAATGCTGAAGAAGCCTTGGAGTATGGTTTTATTGATAGAGTGTCAGATGCTATTAAGGTAGCTGCTAGTTTTGACATTTCTAAATTTAAGAACAAGACAGAAGAGGAAATTATAAATCAATTAAATAATCAAAAAAGTAAGACAATGACAGAAGATTTAAAATCTTGGTTCAGTGCTAAAGTTGATGAAATTGTAAATTCTGTAAAAGGAACTGCAACTGAAGAAACTGTAGAAACTGAAATCAATGTAAACTTAATTGATAATGAAGAAATCTCAAACAAACTTTCTTCGTTTGAAAATAAGATTACAGAATTGGAAACTTTATTATCTGAGAAAGATTCAGTTATCTCTGACTTAAATGACAGTGTATCTAATCTTACTACAGAGAATGAAGAGTTGAATACTTTGGTAAACAAAGCTGACGCTACGGGAACTAAGGTAGAAACAGAAAAAGACCCTCTTATAGTAGAGGAAAAAGTTTTTGTAGACCCAAATGCATCTTTTTATAATGCAATGGCAAACAAAATGAAATTAAAATTTAGTAATTAATAAAAAAAAGAAAAAAAAATGGCAACAGGAAATGTAGCAAACAATAGTATTGCGGCTACTTATAGTGGAGCGCAACTAAGTGAATTATTTTACGAGCCGGTATTCAGAAGTGATGATATTATGAGTAACTATAGGGTAATCCCTAATGTTAAGCATAAAATGAATGTATATACTTCTGCGGCTTTAACTAAGATTGTACAAAAATATACAGGGTGTGCAGCAACAAGTCAAGACCCTGTAAGACAATTTAACATTGATGATAAAGTTATTACTGCTGGTAGAATGAGAGTAGCTTTAGAGCAATGTACTGATGAGTTCTTTGGTACTTATATTGAAGAATTGTATAGAAGCGGTGCTGATGTTATGAATGTAGAGGGAACTCTATTAGCTGACGCTATCGTAAACAGAGCAACTAAAGGAATCGCTCAAGATGTAGTAAGATTAGCTTGGGGTGGTGATAGCGCAACTGCAAATTACGACCAACTAACAGGATGGATGAAGTTAATGGGAGATGACGCAACTGTATTAGCAGCTAGAACAGAATTTAGTGCGGCAGCACCAACAGCGCCTACAGCATCAGAAGCTTTATCATTAATAAGAAATATGTATGACGGAGCTCCAGCAGCTTTACAACAAACTCCAGCTTCTGAAAAGAAGATATTTGTAACTCCAAAAACTTACAATGCTTACTTACAAAATCTTGAAGGTACTTCTGCTGACTTAGCAATTACTAACCAAGAAGAAGGTAAATTAGTAGTTAAGTTTAGAGGTGTTGAATTAGTACCTATGTATGAGTGGGACACTATTTTAGCAGATACAAACCCAGCTTTATTTGAAAGAAGTTCAGTAAATGGAACAGAAGGAGCTTGTTACTGTGCAGTAGATAACTTAATAATTGGTTCTGATGTAACTGACCCACAAGGTTCATTCAAAGTATTCTATGATGATTTAGAAGAAAAAATGTTCTTTAGAGGCTACTTCAAGTTAGGAGTACAATTCTTGTA